CAGGATATGTTTAAAAAAAATCGTCATATAAAAGGAAGTAAAACTTGCACAGCAAAACTAAATGAGGAACAAGTTAAAGAAATAAAAAGACTGTGCCTGACGAATCCAAAAACGTCAGAAATAGCTAGACAGTATAAAGTTTCTGATGCTTGTATTTCAGAAATTCGTACTGGTAAAAAATGGAAACATGTTGTTTAAATTATGGCAAGTTATAAACAAACAAGTTTCAGCGGAGGCATGAATCTTCTCCTCGATGATACACGTCTACCAGTATCATTTAAGTACAAGGAAGGCGAAACTCCGTATGACATTACATATAATCAATATCGCTTAGGTTTGAATATCCGTACGCGATTTGACGTATGCTCAGCCATTCAGTCATCAGTAGTTGACGAATTAGCCCCAGCCGGTATCAAACAAGAGTTAGTTTCCTTTGGTAATTATATCATATTGTTCTGCAATGGTAATGCATACTACCATTTGAACGGAGTTCCTGGATGGACACAGATAGCTAACTTTAGTATGGACCCACTAACTCCTCGTTACTGGACTAAAGCTGTTCCTGTATCATTGACTAACTATGTGCGTCAGGGGATACCCACACAAACAGGCAGTACAACTAATACCTCTGGAAGTACAACTATCACAACTAATACTTATAGTACTGTTTCAAACCCAAACTTAGGGATTAAGCAAGTCAATGTCATCGCCGGTTCATTTAGCCAACTCCCAGGATTACTGGTCCAAGACGGCATCAATCAGCCATGGTTTATATTCATTGATGAAGCTGGTAATGTTCAGGCTAGGGTAACTCAGACATATGCTCAATGGTCATTTACACTAGCTGGTGATGGTGTGACTATTACTAATGACAATCGTGAGTATGTCCCGATTGGAACATACATGGAATGGTTCAATGGGATACTCTTCATAGCTGACTCGAATTTCAACTACATCTATCGTTCTGTGTCTGGTCGCCCATTAGACTTTGTCATCAATGTCAATCCTGATGGTACTAAAGGTGGTGATGCAACTACTACATCCTACTCAGTAGGGGTAGCTGGTATTACTGCACTTCAAGCAGTTCCAGGTAATCAGCTATTCGTAGCTGCTGGTGGTAGTGCATGTTTTGCTGTAACACTGAATACGACTCCTAATGCACCAACTATCTTTGGTGAGTATACATTCATTCGTACGACATTGTTTAACTCGAATTGTGTGACAGAAAGGGGTATCGTAGAGGTCCTCGGTGATACTGTATTCATCGATTCGAATGGATTACGATCCTTTAATGCTGTTGAACAGCAGCTGAACGAGGGCCGTAATAGTGTGTTCAGTAATACAATATCAGCATTATTCACCGGCATTACACAATCAGCATCAGTTAAAACTAATGATGGAGCTAACTTCTGTTCAGCATGTTCATATGACAATTATGCAATATTTAGTGTCAATACTGTGTTCGGCTATGTGCTGGTGGTTTATGACACTATTACTAACGTATATACATCACTAGATACACTCCAACTAGGCAACCATGCTGCTAAAGCAATGGCAGTCATTAACATCAATGAACTCGCCTGCTATGCTATTACTGACGACGATAGAGTCGTCCAGCTTTACATCTCGTCATCCTATGACCCTGCGACCATACGACTTGGGGCAGTATGTTCACAAGATCCAAAGAAGGAATTGAAGGTATCAATGTTCCGTCCGATATTCAGTAATATCACTGAGAATACTACTGTCACATGTTCACTGTTCACGAACAATAGATATGATCAGGCGTACTCTACAAACATTGAATATGTTGCTCCAGTTCCATACACTGGTACACCATTGGGGAATGACATTGGTACACAGACGAATAGCTGTCTATTTACTTTTCCGAATAGTCAACAGGGGTGGAAAGCTTTCCTATCTCTCACATGGACGAATGGTGCATCATTGACAACTGTTGGTACTGAGACTATTGATAGCACCCCGATGAATCCTCCTCTAACACAAGCAGTAACAAATTCTAACGGAGTATAATATTATGCCACTCGGATACGTTCTACAACAAGTTGGCTTCAAAATGGGTCTTAATCCCTCAATCGCCGGTCAACGAGCAGTGATGCTTCGATTCACTAATGAGGCAGCTAAAGAGCTATATGGTATTAGCGATATGGCTGGTTGTCTTGACGAGAAGTTATTCAATGTCAATAACAATCAAACTATTGCATTCCCCCATTATCTAGGCCAGCCGCGTGCTATGAGGCGCTCTGAGTTTCAGGAAGCTATCAGCCTATCTCAAATGCGCCCACGATACAATCAGTTTAACTGGACTGATGGCTGGAGAAACTGGCGAGTAAAAGGTTTACAGACTCTTGAACAATCGATACATAATCAGTCATTACTCACCATCTCAGTTGCTGCTGTGGAGAATCCACCACAAGTCGTCACTATTACTGGGCCTACGACGAATAGTAGTCGTGCATCAGAGACGATTACTATGACATCGACTACTATGACTACTGCGAATAGTTATCTTGATGTATCGTCATTCACTCGTTCTACTGTTAGTCAGTACGATACTAAGCTCCTCGATATCGATGGCAATCAACTCACATATATTGCTAACGATCATCTTGAAGCTAAGTTTCAAATCCTAGACATTTCTCTCGCCCCATGGTACCCCAACGTCCCATCTCCTAACCCTTACGGAGCCTCAACTACAGTAGCTAATCCCCTCCTCACTTGGGTAGAAGTGCTGTTTAAAAAAGCCCTTCCATGGTACCAGAATGATAGTGATGAGTTTCCTGCCACTGGATATGATAATGTGTGGGTGAATAAATGCCTACAGCTATGGTACGAAGAACAGGGGAATGTTCAACTCGCCCAAGCTATGATGATGAAAGCTAACCAGACACTCGCCCAGATACATGAAGATGCTAACAGGGGGACTGATGATTGTGTGGCATTTGTGGCTCAGGGCATGGATTGTATTAATCCACGTGTAGGGTTCGGGAGGGACTGGAGATGGAGTTACAGAATTACGGGAAGATAATTTATGACAAAATTATTAACTAAACGTCAAAAACTAGTAGAAAGATTTTGGAGTAAAGTTGATCTGTGGTTTGGAATTACAGATGAGGATTGTTGGAATTGGATCGCTCCTGTTAACAATAATGGATACGGTTCAATGTCATTTTATGGAAAAATGATGTCAACAAGTCAAGTGGCTTGGTATCTTAAAACAGGTTTTATTTCAAAACTGCACATAAGACATACATGTGACAATAGGATTTGTGTAAATCCATCTCATCTAATAGAGGGAACACACCAAGATAATATGAACGATAGAGATTCAAGAAATAGAAATCCTAAAGGTACAAAACATGGAAGAAGTAAATTGAGTGATCAACAAGTTTTAGATATAAAAAGGCTATGTTTAAATGAAAAATTTGGTGTAAAACAAATTGCAGCTAAATATGGGGTAGATAGGTCCACTATTTCTCTTATAAGAGATGGGAAAATATGGAAACACCTCAACTAAAAATACAAGATCTTGTTGACTTTATATTTCTCAACAAAGGAAAAACATTTGTTGGGTATGACACAAAAGATAAAATTGCATTATTAGTGTCTAACCACATTCAAGATGGATCTATATTTTATACAACAAACCAACAGGGAAAAATAATTGGCATGATTCTTGCTGAAATAGATCATGAGAAGAAAATAGTGTTTGTGACTGAGAATCTGTCTATGTCATTACCTACCCTCCGATTGTTTGCAGCAAAGGCTAAACTCAACTGGCCAGATTATCAACTCAAGTGGATGAAGCATGGCATATATAAACATCACAACACCGATAAAGTTTACAAAAAACTCGTACTAGTATGATCTCAATACATTTTAAATCGTCCATATATCAGGCAACTCGTTATTATTCTGGCGGTGCATCGGGGAGTAGTCAACAATCTGCCCCTCAATTAACACCACAACAGATGGTATCGTTGTATCAACAATCGTTACCTCAGACATCTCAGGTTGCTGCATCATCATTATCACCTATATCTAATGCATTAGCTACAACTACTGCTGCTGCTAATCCGATATATACACAGGCTGGTTTACAACAATTACAGACACTAGCCCCTGGATATCAGGCAGCTGGGAATCAACTAGCTACGACTCAGGCCCAAAATACTAATGCGTTACTCCAAGGTGCTGGTGGACAGGCTGCTGCATCAGCTGTTAATCTAAACAATACTCTCAATCCCACACAAGCTGCTGCTAATACTCAGGCACAGAATCTTCTCAGTTCTATTAATTTGAACGGATTATCTCCTGGAGAACAGAACAGTGTTCAACGATCACTCAACCAATCGAATTATGCAACTGGTAACCTTGGTCTCGACAATGCCACTACTGCTGTTAGTAATGCTCTTAACTTTGGTGGGGCCTTTAACAGTAAGCTTGGAATACTTGGGAATGCTCTTAGTAGTGCTAATGCTACGGCAGCTAATCAAAACACGCAAGTAAATCCTCAGACAGCATTTAATAATGCTACCAACACAGCATCGAACTTCGGCTTAGGCACATTCAATCCGACTCAGGCTAATAGTACAGCTACTGCTCCATTGACATTTGCTACTGGTGCTGGTAATCAATTAGCTGGTGTATCATCGGCGAATATATCAACTGGGTCATCTGGAAGTGCTCAGGGAGGATTGGCATGTTATTTGACGACCGCTTGTTGTGAGCATAAAGGATTGGCTGATGATTGTGAAGAACTTCAGACCCTTCGTATGTTCCGTGACTCATATGTGCCGAAAGATATAGTTGATGAATACTATAAAGTTGCCCCTGGAATAGTGCGAAAGATCCGTGGTAATAGTAAAGAACTCGATTATATCTATGAGGTCGTGCTCGACTGTGTACAACAGATTAAAGCTGGTAAGTATAATACAGCTCTTATCACATACAAGAATATGGTGGTTAAACTTCAATCTGTATGAGCTTATTAGATCTCATTGGCAACACACAAAACTCTAGTACTTTTGGTCAAGGGCTAGAGAACTACTTTGGTAACAATACATCTATGGGCCAAGATATAAATCAGATGGGTAATTTATATCAAGGTACTGCTGGTAAACCTAAGACTCAGCTTATCGGGCAACCATCGTCTGTGACTAACTCTGCTATGCAATATGGTCAACCGCCATCGAAGAGTGATGTGCTCCAGAAGTATCTTAGCAATCAATCAGGAGGAGATAATACTAATATTCAAGATGTCCCACAATCACAAAATCAAGGATTACCTCCATTAATTGGTGCCCCTGCTCTAGGTAAAATGGGTGGTTCTGGAGCTGGAGCCGGTGCCTTAGCTGCATTGCTAATTTAACATACAAATATATGCCTATACTTACTGCTCTTGGTGATCTCATTGGTGCTGGTCAAACAGCACAAGCCAATCCATATTATGGTGCTCAGTACCTCACACCAGATGATCATCCATCTATCAAACAGCCGATGTGGGTTGATGCTAATGGTCAACCTATACAAGATCCCACTTTCACATCTTTGCATCCTGAAGCACAACATGCTTTAGCATCTACCCCATTTAAAGATCCTGGATTCTGGGGAGGATTAGGTAATATTGGTAAAGCTGAAAAACTGGCCAATATGACTGCATCTGAATATGCTGGTCAGCAATCTCAACAACGTGCAGCGGAATCATTAGCATCTCAAAACATTCTCCAAAATGATCTCGCTGGTGCTCATACTATCATCGGCCAGTCTCCTACTGTCCAACGTATGCTAGCTGCTCAAGGAAAGTTATCTGGTTCAGGTCTTCAATCATGGAATACAGCTACTGCTCAAGAAAATGCTGGTGTCCCAGGAGCAGAAGCAGGAGCTGTTAAAGATGTTGCATTACGCACACAGGCTATGAATAATCCTGATGCAAATACACTCATCGGCCAGACTGGATTGACACAGGCTAATATAGCGAATCAGAGAGCTAATGAAGAGCAGGCTTTACTGCCTGGCGAACGTGAATTACAACAGTTAGGTCAAGGTCGTCAGTGGTGGGATACTGCTCATATTCCATCTATGGGACCAAATCAACCAGTCATTGGGCCTGATGGTAAAATCACTCTTCAACCTAATTATGGTGGATCATTGCAGAATCAATTATATAGTTCTGTTATGGGTAGTGGAAGTGGATTAGCCAATCCTTATGGTGGTCCTGCTGTTATGGGTGGTGGAACAGCTGGTCAGGGAAGTGGAGTACAACCTATTGTTGCACCAGCTTCTGGTGCATATTATCCTCCACCAGCTTCTGCTATGCAACAGCAAGGAAATCCTAATATTATTGGGCAAGTGCCTGGACATATTGGACGGCCTGAAACCATGGCATCACAAGGTACTGGTGATGGGTCAGCTGACAATCATCTTACTGCTCGTGAGAAAGCTGCTCATGATAGTGCTCTAGCTAAACATAAACTTATTGGTGCTCAGGTGAAGGCTAGTCAAGCTGAA